GGAACAAATAAGCGTTTATGAAATCCTAACAGAGTTAGGATATCAACTTAAAGACTATGGAAAAGAATTTAGGGCAAAACCTCTATATAGAGATAGTGACAATGATACAGTTTTAAGAATTTATAAAGATACTGGTAAGTGGTTTGATTTTAAACAAAATATTAGTGGCGATATAAATTCATTAGTAAGACTTACTTTAAAGATTGATGATCCAGAAAAAGCCCAAGAATGGTTGAAGAACAAGAATTTTCATGTAAATTATAATATTGAATATACAAAACCAGTTTTAAAATCAACGCAAAAATTTGATATTAATTTATTGGAGAATCTTGAGAGTGATAATTCATATTGGAATAAAAGAGGAATCGTAGATGAAACCTTAGTTCAGTTTAAAGGTGGAGTTGGAAAAGCTGGTAAAATGAAGAATAGGTATGTTTTCCCAATATTTGATGCAAGAGCTGATATTATAGGATTTTCTGGTCGAGACATAACAAATTTATCTAAGATAAAATGGAAGCATCTAGGCGAAAAGAATGACTTTCTTTATCCATCCTTTTTGAACTCAAAGTTCATTCAAGATCAAAGAGAGATAATTCTTGTGGAGAGTATAGGTGATATGTTAAGTCTATGGCAAGCAGGAATTAAAAATGTTCTTGTAACTTTTGGCACAAGTTTAAGTTTATCTATCTTAAATTACTGTTTGAAGATTGATGCTAAGAAAATATACATTAGCTTAAACAATGATTCAAATAAAAATAATGCTGGAAATATTGCAGCTGAAAAAACTTATGCTAGATTAAAAAGATATTTTGACGACAAACAATTAAAAATATCTTTACCAACAAAAAAAGATTTTGGTGAAATGACTAAAGAAGAGATTTTACAATGGAAAGCAAATCTGTAAAAGTATTATCAGCATCTAGAATTAAAACTCTCGAAACCTGTTCTTGGGTTTATTGGAATAATTATCACAAAAAGATTCCACAAAAACAAAATGACGGAAGTCTTAGGGGTACAATTTGTCATATAGTTTTTGAACTTCTTCTAAATCCAAAACATAAAAATCATTTTAATAAAATAATAAAAAAGAATTCTATTAAGGGAAGTAAGGGAATTACAAGATTAGTCAAGAAATTAAAAGCTAAAGTCGGACTAGATGAGTCAAATTTTGATATTTTAGATCAAATGATTATGGTTGGCCTAAAACATGACTTTTTTGGCGAAAAAGATGGCGAAATTGTTTCTCCAGAATACGCCTTTGAAATCAAGAATGATACTCCTAAATATCATATTAAGGGATTCATTGATAAGCCTATTAAATCAAAGAATAAAATGGTTATAATTGACTATAAAAGCTCAAAGGCTAAATTTAGAGGTGATGACCTTGAGGCGAATATTCAAGCAATGATGTATAGTCTTGCTAGTAAAAAATTATGGCCTAAATTAAAACCTATAGTAAGATTTCTTTTCTTAAGATTTCCTAAACAGCCTATTCAAGAGCTTGAATTTACAGAGGATCAAATAAAGGGATTTGAATATTATCTAGAACATATTAATGATTATATTAATAAATTTGATGAAAATTCAGCGAAAGCAAATTTTGCTATAGATAATGATAAAAGCAAATGGATGTGTGGAATAGGAAATTGGAGATGCCCATATAGGGATTCCTATGAATATTATGTTAAATTAAATGAAAAAGGCGAAGTTATAGAATCTAGTCTAGATGGTAAATTTAAAGATATAAAAGGATTTAAAATAGAGAAAAGAAGATATGAAGGATGTCCCAAGTTTAATAGCGCTAGTAAAGATGAATTTTTAGATAAAAAACAAGATGAATTTTTAGATTGATTGCCAATAAAACTTAGGTTATAATAAATAAAATGATACCATTATTTAAGTCTCATTATTCTTTGGGTAGGTCAATACTTACTCTTGAGGATAAAAGTGAAGCTGATGACTATCCGGACTCAATAATACAAATAGCTAAACAGAATAAACTAAACGAGATCTTTTTAGTTGAAGATAATATGTCTTCATTTCTAGAGGCATATACTAATACAAAAAATAATAATATAAAATTAAATTATGGATTAAGAGTATCTGTGACGGAATCAATTAATGATAAAAGTGATGAATCAAGACAAAAGACTTCTAAAATTATTCTATTTTTTAAGAATAAAAAAGGACATGAATCATTAACTAAATTATTTAGTATTGCAGCTAAAAGTGGATTCTATTATGAGCCAAGGCTTGATTATGAAACATTAAAAAATAATTGGTCAGATAATTTAATTCTTTGTATACCATTTTATGATTCTTTTATATTTAATAACACGCTAAAAAATTATATATGTATTCCACAATTTAATTTTACTAAACCAATAGCTTTCCTAGAAGATAATGATTTACCATTTGATACGATTATTAAAAATAAACTAGAAAAATACGTAAAAGAAAATACGCTAGAACTTTTTAAAACTAAAAGTATCTATTATAACAAAAAATCAGATTTTAAAACTTACCTGACATTTAGATGCATCAACAATAGAAGTATTCTTAATAAGCCAGAGATCGAACACATGTCGAGCAATGAATTCTGCTTTGAAAGTTGGTTATCAAAATGAAGATTACTCTTACAGACGCAGAATGTTTGATGCTAAAAACTCTAGGAGGCATGAGAAGTTTAGTAGCTAGATCTGCTGGCGTTAAAGACGCAAAGATGGGAGATCAGAATGGTTTAGAAGCGGATATAGATGGATTAATGGGTGAGTATGCTTTTTGCAAATGGAAAAATATTTTTCCAGACTTGATTCCTGCTCCAAGAAGTGGAAGCTGTGATTGCATCTTAAAAAATCAAAGAATTGACATAAAAACTACTAGATATAAAACTGGTAGACTTCTAGCCACGTTAAAGAATAATCAAGATATTGATATTTATGTGCTAGCAATCCTAGAAGAGAATACTGTTGATTTTGTAGGATGGGCAAAGAAGGAAGATCTATGTCAAGAAAAGAATGTAAAAAATCTAGGTCATGGTAATGGTTATTGTTTGGACCAAAACGAACTAAGGAGTTTTAATTAAAATGGACGAGCATCTTTTAAGATATAATAAAACTAAAAATCTAGTATTTATAGATTGCGAAACATTTAATTTATGTTTAAATTTTTGTCACAATCTTCCTTGGCAAATTGCTATGATTAGAGTACAGGGTGACAAAAAATTTGATGAAAAAAACTTTTATCTTAAATGGCAAACTGAATTAAAAATAAGTCAAGACGCAGCAAGAATTACTAGATATGATCACAAGAAAGTACAGAAAGAAGGTCATGATCCAAAAGAAATATTCCCTACAATCAAAGATTGGCTGGATCATGCAGATTACATAATTGGGCATAATACTTTAGGATTTGATATTTATCTTATAAAAGAATATTATAAATATATGGGATGTAATTGGAAACATTTAGTAAATAAATTTATTGATACAAATGCTATTGCTCGTGGTATTAAATATGGTATACCATATAATCCAAAAGAGAGCTTGATAGAATATCAATATAAAATATATCATACAAGAAAGAAGAACATCAAAAGCTCGTTGACAACATTGGGTAAGGAAAATGGTATAGATCATGATTATGATAAACTTCATGATGCGATAAATGATCTTGACTTAAACTTAAAAGTATGGAATAAATTGAAATGGCAATTAGAGGTATAATATGGCATCATTAGATGATATTTATGACATGGTTCAGAAATTAGATAATTCTAATATAGAATATCTTTTAATTACAATTCAAAAAGGTAAAAAGAATGGCAAAGCAGATGTTTTTTATTCTTTAAAAGATAAAAATTCAATGAAAATATTAACTCATGGATTAAATCAATTTAGCAAAGAAGTAGATAGGTTAGACGATGAAGGAAAATTTGAATAATATTTTAAACGATAAAGATTTCTCATCTAAATTTGATAATTTAGATTTAGGATTACATGGCGTTAGACTTCCAGAGTTTAGTATTGAATCCTCAACAAAAAGACACCTCAACCTTAGTGAAGATGTTTCAAATTATGATTTTCTTAGAGCTTTAGCTTTAAATGGATTTAAAGATTTAAAGATAGACAAAAATCTACCAAAATATAAAAAATATGTAGATCGTGCCAAATATGAGCTTCAGACCTTAAAAGAACTTGGATTTATTGATTATATTTTACTGGTATGGGACGTTATTAATTTTTGTAAAACACACAATATTCCAGTTGGTCTTGGCAGAGGTTCCGCTGCTGGATCTTTAATTCTTTACCTTGTAGGGGTAACAAGGATTGATCCAGTTAAATATAACCTTTATTTTGAAAGATTTATATCCAAGATTCGAGCTAAAAAGCAGGTTGTTGATGGTATAACCTATTTAGATGGTAGCTTAATGTGTGACGTAGATCTTGATATTTGTTATTATAATCGTCATAAAGTATTAGAATATCTAGAGGCTAAATTCAAAGGCAAAACTAGCAAGATTTTAACGCTTAATACTCTTAGCGGTAAACTGCTTATTAAAGAATGTGGTAAAATTATTGGTGAAAAGACAGAGGAAGAGATGACTACAATATCATCTTTAATTCCAAAAATCTTTGGTCAGGTAAAGGACATTACAACTGCATATGAGGAAGTATCTAAATTTAAAGAATGGTGTGATGAAAATCAAGAGATATATCAAATCGCCTTAAAGCTAAGGGACTTAATTAAAAATAAAGGAGTTCATCCATCTGGGGTATTGTTATCATATGATGATTTAGAAAAAGTATGTCCAACAGAATTTTCTTCTGACAAGGAACCAGTTTCAAGTTTTGATATGAATTGGGTAAGTTTATTTAATATTAAATTGGATATTTTAGGTTTGAGAAGTGTTTCGGTTGTAGATGATGTCTGTAAAAATATTGGAATAAAAGTTCAAGATATTGATCTGAATGATGTATCAATTTATCAAAATCTTCAAGATCTAAAATCTCCACACGGATTATTTCAGATTGAAGCGGATACAAACTTTAAAGTCTGTCAGAAAGTAAAACCTAAAAATCTGGAAGAACTTAGTGGAGTTTTAGCTCTAGCAAGACCAGGCGCATTACAATTCGTTGATAAGTATGCAAAGTATACAAACACTGGCGATTACGAAGGTATTCATCCATTTTTTGATGATATCTTAAAGCAAACTGGTGGCGTTGCTTTGTATCAAGAGCAGCTAATGCAAATGGCTCATAAAATTGGTTTTGATCTTGATGAAGCAGAAATTTTAAGAAGAATTGTAGGTAAAAAGAAAATTGATGAAATTAAATCTTGGCAAAAGAAAATTGACGCAAAGATAAAACAAAATAAACTACCAAAAGAAGTTGGTGAAATCTTGTGGAAAATTATGGAGGATTCCGCAAATTATTCATTCAATAAGTCCCATTCATTAGCTTATGCAGCATTAGCAGCGGTAACAATTTACTTAAAATTTAATTATCCTCAACAATTCTTTCTATCTTTATTGAAGATGAGCAGAAATGAGCCAGACCCAATTGGTGAAATTTCTAAGATTCAGAAAGAAATGCATGAATTTAATATTCAACTTCTGCCACCTCATATTATTAAATCAGCGATGGACTTCTCAATCGAAGAGAAAGATATAAGATTTGGTTTATTATCAATTAAGGGAATTTCAGATAAATCAATAGAAAAACTAAATAGTTTTAGAAATAAATATTCAAATAAATTTGAGATATTCCAAGCCGCAGAAGAAGCTGATCTAAATATTGGGGTATTATCTGCATTAATTCAAGCTGGGGCATTAAGTGGATTTAATCAATCTAGAAGCAAAATCGTACTAGAAGCACAGCTTTGGAATATTTTAACCTCAAAAGAGAAGAAATATGCTATCTCATTTGCCGATAAATTTGATTATGATTTAATTAAAATTATTAAACATTTAAATAAATTTACTGACGAGAAGAATCATATCGTTATTAAAGATAATAGACTAAAGACTATT